GTATTACTTGGGGACCGGGTGGTAGCTATGGTTACTTACGTTTTGACAATTCTGGTAATCAAGGATCGGGTTCTTTAGATACTAACCTTGGTATTCAACCATATTGGACAGGTAACTTAAACTTAGGTGGTCCACAAAACTACTGGGGTAACATTTACGCTACTGGTATTGTTACTGGCTCACTAAACACATTCTCTAGTCAAGCCTACTTTACAACATTCTTTGCTGGTACAATCAACGGCCAAACAATTCAGGCCAGTTTAATTGGTAACGTTGGTACAACATTAATTGGTACAATCAGTACAGCGGCACAAACAAATATTACCAGTGTTGGTACATTAACTGGATTAGCAGTTGCTGGCAATGCCACAGTTGGTGGTAGTTTCTTTGCCTCAAACCTACAGGCATTAACAGTTGGTAACGCAACTACTACCTATAATGGTAGTCAAATTAACGTTGCTAGTGCATACATTCCAACAGTTAACACAACCTACGCTAACATTATATCAGCTAACTTAGGTGCATTAACTGGCGCTCTAAACGTACAAGGTATTACAAGTCTATACTCTAACTTGGTAGCCGCAAGTGGTGTAACAAGTACAAACACTACCAGTGGTGCTATTGTTGTTCCTGGTACAGGCGGTGTTGGGGTAGGTGGTAACTTAAACGTAGGTGGCCTAGCTAGTGTAACTGGTGCAACTACATTAGGTTCAGCTCTAACAGTTGGCGGTCCTGCTACAATTAATAATGATGTTACCATTACTGGTAACTTAACGGTTGCAAATTTATATTCTCAGAATACACAAATACTGCAAGTATCAAATCCATTAGTATACTTAACCGGTAACGTATATCCGTACAATTTTGAAATTGGTTTATACAGCCACTTTATTGGTGGTAGTGCAAACGTATACGGCCATACTGGTATGGTTCGTAATCACAATGATAATCAGTGGTATTTCTTTAGTAACTTGCCAGAGCCAGCAGGAGGCCAGGTTAACTTAGCCAATAGCCGTATTGTTTATGACAGCATTGTTGCTGGTGGGTTAACACTACAAAATACTAGCCCAAGTACAAGCTCTATTACAGGTGCATTAGTAGTTGGTGGTGGTGCAGGCATTGCAGGTAACTTAAACATTGGTGGTAATATTAATGCATCTTTGGCAACAATTACCGCGGTTAATCATACCACAGCTAACATTACTACAGCTTATATTAGCACAATTAATGCTAGCCAGATTAACGGAGCCACAATTGGTAACGTTAATGCCTCAGTTAATGGTGGACAGGCAACCTTCGCTAACATTACAACTACAAACGGTATTTTCTGGCCAAACGGTTTAAGTTACGGTCAAGGTACATTCAGTCAGTTTAGTACAGCCAACATTGATCAATACTTGCCAGGTTATCAAGGTAATATTAGCTCTGGTAACTTAACAGTAAACTATCAAGCACTAATCCGCGGAAACTTGGTTCTTGCATCTACAGTTGATACAACTGCACCAAACATTGGCGCACTAGTAATACCTAACGGTGGTATAAGTGTTACAGGTAATGCTTATGTTGGTAACAACTTGTACATTGGTGCCGCCGCATTTAATACAACCCTAACAACTCCAACGATATTTGCTGTTGATAATGGTGCTAGTTATGCACAAGGTTCTATCTTAAATGCTAGTAACACTGGTTCTGCAGACTGGATTGCCTATGGCAATAACTATGCCGGTGCAAGCAACGACCACGGTTGGGTAGACATTGGTTTTACTGGCGATGCGTTTAGTGATCCTAACTACTCAATTACCAAGAAGAACGATGCTTACTTGTTTGGTTCTGGTGCTAACGCCACAGTTGGCGGTAACTTAGTATTAGCAACAGACTACACTGGCAGTTACAATGACATTGTTTTTGCTGTTGGTAGCTTCTACGCTAACTCAGAAGTAGCTCGATTCCACGGCAATGCCACAACTAACGGTTACTTACAACTTACCAGCGGTAATAGTTCAATTAGTACAGCCACAGGCGCTTTGCGTGTTACTGGTGGTGTAGGCGTAACAGGTAACGTAAATGCTGGAGCATTTTACAGCAACGGATATTACTGGGCCGCAAACGGCGCAAGCATTTTAACAGGATTAAGTTCAGGTGGTGGAGGCGGTGGCTCTGGTACTAGCGGAGCATACTATTCAGGTATTACAAACTACTCAAGTAGCCCTGTAACAGACTTAGGGGCAGGGGAAAGCTACGTATATTCTGCGGCTATCCCGTATTTTGACTCATTTGGGCAAACAGTAAGTGTATATACTTCAGACTGGAATGAACTAGAAACAGCTCTAAATACGCTGGATCTGGGTACGCTACCTTGATAAATAAGATATAGAGGACGATTAGAACATGCCAACACAAGTACAGTTTAGACGAGGAACGAACACCCAAAACCAAGCATTCACTGGTGCAGTGGGTGAGATCAGCGTCGATACTACTTACGGTACGCTACACGTACACGACGGTTTAACACCCGGCGGTAACATGCTTATCAATGCTAACTCTGCACAAACAATTAGCAATAAAACAATTACCGGTGGTAACATTAACGTTCCTGCAATTTACCAAAACGGTATTCGCGTATTTAAGAATACAACTACAACAAGTGCTCCAAGTAGCCCAGTTCCTGGCGATGAGTGGTATGATAGCTCGGCAGATATTGTTTACAAATACCTGTTTGACGGTACTAACTATCAGTGGGTTGACCAAAGTCAAACGCTAGCATATTCAACATTGGCTGTTACTGGTAATGCTACAGTTGGTGGTACACTAACAGCACAAAACTTTATTTTAACTGGTAACTTAGTTCCTCAGTCAAACATCACAGCTAACATTGGTTCATCAACAATTTGGTACAACCAAGTTTACGCAGTTAAATTTAACGGTATTAGCTCACAAGCACAGTACGCTGACTTAGCAGAAAACTATACTGCTGATGAAGCATACGCACCTGGTACAGTTGTTGTATTTGGTGGTGATGAAGAAGTTACAGTAAGTTCAGTAAGCCACGATCCACGTGTTGCTGGTGTTATCAGTACAGATCCTGCTTACTTAATGAATAGCAAAGCTGATGGTTTACCATTGGCCCTAACTGGTCGTGTTCCTTGTCTAGTACAAGGTCCTGTTGCTAAAGGCGACAGACTAGTAAACGTAGCGCCAGGTGTTGCTGGTCGTTTAGAAAAAGAAAAGTATGAGCCAGGTTGTATTATTGGCAAGAGCTTAAATGATATTGCAGACAGCAGTATTAAATTAATTGAAATAGCAGTAGGAAGATACTAATATGGCATTTCCATCGTCACCGACCTCAAACCAACAAGCAACAGTTAACGGTGTTGTTTACACCTACAACAGCAGTAAAGGCGCTTGGCAACGTACTACTACAAGTAGCACAAACTTAACAGTGGCATCAGTTGCAGTTACAACAGCTATTACAAGTCCAAACTTATATATCAGTGGACCAACTACAATTACTGGTACAGTTACATTAACAAGTACACAGCCACTATTACCGGCAGCCAATGCCGCAGTTGATATTGGTAGCAACACACAATGGTTCCGTACATTCTACGGTAAATCAACACAAGCACAATACGCTGACTTGGCAGAGAACTATTTAGGTGACCGCGATGACTATATGCCAGGTACTGTTATGGTATTTGGCGGTGACGCAGAAGTTACAGCCGCACAACAAGAATACGATACTCGTGTTGCAGGAGTAGTATCTGACAATCCTGCTTACTTGATGAATGTGGCAGATGTAGGCAATCGATTTATGGTTCCAATCGCGTTAACAGGACGAGTACCAACTCGGGTACAAGGTCCAATTAATCCTGGCGATGTACTAGTAACAAGCAATCAATATGGCGTAGCTAAAAAAATTGATAACCATAGATTTTTACCAGGTGTAGTTATTGGTAAAGCTCTTGGTAAAATTGAAACTGATACTGTGGAAACTATTGAAGTCGTTATTGGTCGTTTCTAACATAAGGGTCAACGATGGCATCAAATTATATCAGTAGCGGCCCCGAACTAAGTCAACTATATCTATGTGATTATCCTTATCCAGCAGGTACAGTATTAAAGCCTGCAGGTAATGCGCCCTTTGAATTAACTCAGTGTGTTATCCCTTACGACTCACAAGCAATTGGTATTGTTGCTACAAACCCTGGTGTTCTTAGTAATGCTGACGCAGACTTAACTGTACGTGGCGGAGGTACATATCTTCCTGTTACTACCAACGGTAGAACAGTTGCTATAGTTCAAGGTCCTTGTTTCCCGGGCGACTTATTGGTTCCTGGTACAGTTGCTGGCACCTTGATGAGTTTGAATCAAAATCCACCAAGTATTAATAACGCCGCAGGTGTTCCACCTAGTGTTATTGCAAAATCACTAGACACAGTTGCCAGTGGAACCAAATCAATTAAGGTTGTTATTCAACCGGGTACATTTGCTCCACAAGGCAACGTTATTCTTAATAATGAAACGGTCACTGGTACAAGCACAATTGGATCGGTTATTACTACCAATGGTGTGTTCTGGGCCAATGGCGTTCCTCTTGCTACTGGTAATTTTATTACTACACAGTCATTTAACGGAAGTCAAAATCAGTTAGCCGCACAGTTTGTTAACTCTGCACAGGTAACCACAGTGGCTAATGCTAGCTCAAGCGGTACTGTTAACTTTTATGTAAGCAATCAAAGTGTATTGTATTTTACTGGTAATGCAAGCAACAACTGGGATCTAAACGTATTAGGATCAAACACATATTCTTACAGTTCCTCGCCAACTGTAACATTTGAAGGTACTATATCCGGTTACACAATGACAGTACAGTCTATTGCGTCAGGTACACTGGCCAATGGATATGCTGTTTCTGGCGCAGGAGTAACTGCTGGTACAGTAATTCAAGAACAAGTTTCTGGAACCACTGGCGGTGTGGGTGTATATAACTTAAACAACTGGAGTTCAACTCCTCCGCAACTTTATACTATAGGTAGCGGTAACGTAGTTATTCCAAATACAACAGTAAACAACGCCCAAGCTCTATATGCTTATGCTCCTACGGCCACAACCGGTACCAGCTTAGACCAGTTAATGAAACCCGGGCAGACTATAGCTATTCAGTTTATGAATACCAACGGCCCTTCAGGTAAATTCTTAAAGTCTCTAAAGATTGACGGCATAACTCAGTCGGTGAACTGGCTGGGCGGATCAAAACCTGGTTATGGTACTGCTACCGGTATCGACACATATACATTACAAATTACTAAAACACCGTTTACACAAATTGTAACACCGCCAACACGTATTCCAGTCTATACAGTATTAGGTAGCTACTCATCTTATAGTGTACCAGTTGTTGTTCAACAAAGTAGTGGCCCGTCAGTATCTTCTTGGACGGTTGGTTTTGGATCTACTGATACTAAACTTACATTTAAGTATGGATCAACACTTGTTGCTACATTGGATTCAAGCGGTAACTGGATTACTGCTGGTAACGAAACAGCTTACGGAACACCTTAATCATGCAAAACTTAAAAAGACTATATCGCTCAAACTATGCAGGAGAACACGTTTTTACATCGCTGTCTCTGCAAAGCAACGAATGGAATCCAGAAACAGAATTTGTTCCTAACGCTGTGTTTAATACACATACCACAAACCAAGCTATTGCAATTGGCAATGGCGAAAGCCGTAGAGATTTCAATTTGAATTTTGTAGCACGTCACGCAGGTGGTTTGTTAGCAGAAAATAAATTACAAAGCTATGGATGTAATGCATTGTACAGAGATTTCCATCCTGATTTTTTAATCTTAACCGGTGACGACATTGTTAAAGAAGTTGCTAATAGTCGTTACGTTGATGATAACATTGCTTACTCAACAGCCGACAACGTTCTTAACTATCCGGGCCGATTATATTTGATTCCACAAAATTTATATTTTGATGCTGGTTCATTGGCTGTATACCTAGCTTGCTTTGATGGACACAAAAGAGTGTTTATGATTGGCTACGACAGCTATGTTGAGGAAAGTGCTGTTAACAATATCTACAAAGATACTGCCGGTTATCCAACTAGTGATCAAACACAAAACGGTGCCTGGTTTACAAAGAGTTTGGCTACAGTAATGAGCACCTATGATGATGTTGACTTTATTCGTGTAATGCCAACCAACACTTATTACACACCTGTTGAGTTTCAACAGTTAGTAAACTTCCGTCAAATTGATTATCGCCAGTTTGCTATTGAAGCTGACTTAGGTGGTTTAATTTAATATAGACTCTAGAGTCTTAATTTTCTTTTTAACTATTTCAAAATTAAAACTACGCCACAGGCCTGGATGTAACGGCTTTGGATGATCTTTCATTTCAACCCAGCAGTATCCACGATGTTCGCTATTCAGTACAGGAACAAATTCTGCTTCCACAGTTACAAGAAATGTATAGTAGACAAACTTATGATTGTCTGCGGTAAATGTTTCTAAGGGAATAAATTTTTTCTTAGCGTAGTCAACGCCAATTTCTTCTTGTATTTCTCGAACTAAGCCTTGTATAACAGTTTCGCCGGCTTCAATCTTGCCGCCTGGTATTCCCCAGAAACCTTGCTGACGTTGTTTATTACGTAACAAAAACAAGTAGCGGTTGGTACTTTTGGCGTAAACTAATGCGCCAACACCTTCTGTATGCTTTTCCATTATAATACCAGACTCCACTCTCCGGCTTTGTACAAGCCTTCGTAGCTCTTGGTCCACACGCCCTCATACCAACGGTATTGGATTGTGGTTTTTAGATTGGTCAAATATTGTACTTCTGGTTCTTGCTCACTGTCGAACGCAACTTCCCAACAGGCACCGTTCCATTCGATAACATCATTTGCATTAGCAACTAGTGTAGTACCATCTGCGCCAGCCCATGCCACAGCACTTACGCTATCGTAGCTACCAATAGGATTTAAGATTAGATATCTTGTTCCTACAGCAGGATTTAGAATTGAACTATCAACTGTGACCGTTTGTGGATCAATAATAGCTGTAACTGGATCAAGCGTGTTTGCGGGCTTAGTCATGTCATCGGCTGTAAACAATAACTGTGTTTCGTCGTTGGGATTATAAGCAACAGTACCTACGATTTCGTGACTACCACCTGGATATGGGAATTGTAAACGTACTTGGCTAATACCGTTAATTAATTTGCCGTACATATTAACTAGGCCGGACCAATTTGATTTAACACCATATACAACATCTTTACTTTCTGTTGTACCATTACCGTACAAGGTCAGGGTATTGCCTACATACACTAATTCATAACCCAATGGAGTAAAGCGTTGCTGACTTACTAAGCCTTCTAAGGTAGTAACTAAATTAGGATCTAGTGAACCAGACTCGTCATAGATACGAGAAATAATTTCAGCAACTACACCCATCTTCTTGACCTTGGCAGGTAAAGTAATCCAAATTGGCAATTCAAAAGTCAAACTAGTAACATCAATTTGTTCATCGCCGCCTTGTGGAACACTACGGCTTGTGTATGTTACGTCCGTTAGTAATACTACACTTAGACTTGTCCAGTCTAAATAATTATCAGTGCTTTGTATTTCTAAGCCAGGATTAAACAATGGCAGGATCTGTTCAAGGATCTGATGCTTTTGTTCTGTATTACTAGTCCATATATCTAATTTCATTGTTAGTTTATATGGAGCCGGCATCATACGTTCTACAGTATAGATTCCGTCTTGTGTTTGTGTATAATTTTGACTTATTTCGTCAAAGGTACGTTCACGAACACGTACAGTACTTTCGTGATAAGGATTTTGTACACGATCACGTTCGTAAGTTAACCCGCCAATGTATGCGGCCATTGCAGGAACAGCGTTAAGAGTGTTTTCACTGTTACCACGTAGAATCATTGAAGCCTGACGACTAGCATCTCCGTAGTAGACAGGAATAGTTTGTAAGGTCTGATTGCCGCTGGCGTCTTTTCCAAACTCTACTTGAAAGTTTGAAAACATACGAATAAACTGTATTACAAATCGACGGATTTGTCCATCGTAATTAAACTGTACTGGCATTAGTTATCAGCCTTTGGTCTTAAAATCTTACTTAAAGATTGTTGTTCTGGTTCAGAGTTTCCTGCACCATTGGTATATGTGTTAGTGTTATTTACATAACTCATACGCTGTGTCTTATTATCTGTGCCCGGAGTTAGGGTAGTTCTTACACTATCTTCAACTCTTAGCCATGTTGCTCCATTGAAACGGAATAGACGATTTGGCAAGTAATCTAAACGTAAGAAATAATCGCCTTGATTAGCATTAATAGGGAAAGCAACACCTGAACCAGTAGGAATACCGTTTGGTGCCATGCCGTTACCTGTTAAGTAACCTTCGGTTTTACTTGATGGACTTAATGGGCCATTGTCGGCAGTAATAGAAGTATTGTCTGCACGAACATTGCCCATACTACTATCATAGTAGCCGCTAGGATCACCAACTGGTGTGCCATCGGAATTGGTAGCCAAATTATAAAACGGTGTAGTATCGTAACCTGATTTAGGAACGTCGGCTTCGGCTTGTACAACAATAGAGTCGTTGATGTTTTGATAGATATTCAGAGTACTTAGGATCTGTCCTACTGGTGTGTTAGTACCAGGCCCAGCTTTGATATTGTCAAGAATGTCTTTGTACTCTTGACTATCCACTAATGGATTTAATTTAACACGCCACAAGTGTGGCCACCAAGTTGGACTAAAACCTTCAGCGGCAAAACTAGCATCGCTAACAACATAGTATCGCTTCAATGCGGCCGGCACATCTTGATCTAGTGCATCGTAATCTTTTAAGTGTTGCAACTCTAGTACGTCACCGGCGATTAGTTTACGACCAATGGTATCTACCATGTCACGTAAATGAAACACCATAAAGATGGTACCGGTTTGTAGAAACAGGCCAAATTGACTTAGATCAAAATCTTGGTCAGCACGTTGATAAATGCCACGCATTTTATAAACGTCTTGCTCATACTTGCGATCACGATTTTCTAACCATAGCAAGTCTTGAATGTTCTTTTCACTTTGATTTAAGTAATCGGGCTTGGTAGCATCTGTGCTACCCGTTTGTTCTGCAGGACCTAGATATTTGTTTAATAAAATACCAGTGCCGCCGATGGTAAACATTTCGGATATACGTCTATCCATAAACTTATAATCATTTGAGTGTTGACCATCTTTCCAAAGACTTAAACGTGGCATACTAGTTCCTATTAGTCTAGTATTTATCCCCCGTAGACGGGTAATTACCAAAATGCTATAATCAGGGTATGAGCCAGAGAATTGACGAGTTATTCTTCAAAATTATTGCGTGTAAGCAAGAACATCAACGTGATCTTAAGCGTATATGGCAAAACTGTAAACGCACAGAAGATGAAATTAGCAAAGAGGATGTTATCTGTCGCAGAAAGGGTAGAGATACTGCTCGAATGATAGAGCTCAAACAAGAGCTTGAAGCAGACGTAAACCTATTGGAGCAATACTTGGTTTTTGCTACTTTGCTAAGTGGTTGACTAAATAATTCCAAAATGCTATAATTGATTATGTTGATTTTTCTAGATACAGAATTTACAGATTTCCCTGAGTTAGAGTGCGACTTAATTTCTATCGGATTAGTCGACGAAAATGGTCGGGAATTCTACGCAGAAAGTACACAGTACAGGCAAGAGTGTTGCTCAGACTTTGTTAAAGAAATAGTATTACCTTTATTGGGTAAACACCCTAATCGCATTGTGGGTAATTATTATTCGATTGCAAAAGAACTCAATGAGTGGTTAAAATCGTATGGCGACGACATAGTTACCGTCTGTTTTGACTATAATACAGATTGGTTCTTAATGGCTCGTATGCTATTATTGTTGCCAGAAGAAGAATTGTTTACAAATATACAAGCAATGAATATCTGGGGCGACCTAGACAAGCAGGCCTTGGATTGGTTTTGGATGGAGCGGGACACAATTGGCTGGAAACAGCACATGGCATTATATGATGCCCATGGAAATAGATTTGCATATAAACCTTTGGTAAAGGAAAGACATGAAGCTCAACGGTAAAACAGTAAGATCAAAAGCTAAGGTTCAGCGTAACCCCTTAATGGTTGACGAAAAGTACACAGGCGAGGAACCAGTGTGGGATACCGAACGAGCACTTACATTTGATGACGCCACATTTGATCATCACTTACGTCGTGCTTTTTACTACTACAATTATTTTTACAATCAGAAAGATTGCAAGAAATATGTAGTAGAGTGGATGAAGAAACCTGAAAATGGTTTTACTGCCGCAGATGTTAAAACATTTAGCCGCAGTCCAGATCGTGCAATCGAAATGACTGCATGTAGTCTTATCATGGCACACCGCCAAGGTATGCCGTTCAAACCCAAATCTTTAACCTATGTCAAAGAAGCTATTGCCAAAGCAATTAATAGCACAGCCGACGAAGTTGAAGAAACAGCAGTAGAAGAAAAACCTAAAGCCTACGTTCCTACTATCCAGGATCGTATGAATGAAAAAACAGCAGATACCATTGGTGAACTCGAAGGACACTACGACGAGTTTATTACTAATCCTAAGTATCAGTTCAAACCCTACGATTTCTTTGTTGCTAACAATGTTCCACAAAGCCAACTAAGCAAATACGAAGAAGTGTATCAAAAGCGTTTTGATGAACTCAAAGGTGCGTATGAAAAAGTGGATGAACAGTTAGTTGAAGGTTACAGCCACATGAAAGCGGCCGAGTTCAAGCGTGTATTTGCATTCTTGGATCAAATACTAAACGACATTGTTCAATATCGTGGTGTTAAGAAAGCTACTAAAAAGGTTCGTGCTCCTAAATCAGTTAGCAAAGAAAAACAAGTAAGCAAGCTCAAGTACGCAAAAGAAGATAAAACACTTCGCATTGTCAGTGTAAATCCTGCTGATATCATTGGTGCTCAGGAGTTGTGGGTTTATAATGCCAAGACTCGTAAGCTAGGCAAGTATGTTGCAGATAGCTTACAGGGCCCGTTACGTGTTAAAGGTACTAGCATTGAAGGATTTGATCCGTTTAAGAGCGTGTGCAAAACACTACGTAAACCTGAGGAAAAGCTCAAAGAATTTGCTAAAGCCAGCAAAGTTCAGCTACGCAAGTTCTTGGAAGAAATCAAAGCCACAGATACCAAACTTAACGGCCGTATAAGCGCAGATGTTCTATTACTTCGTGTACAGTAATAAATACTGTATAACGGAGTAATACACATATGGTAACACCTTACACAGGTACCCCCACTCAAGAAACAGGTTTTAGTGCTAACTTAAACGTCAATGCCGCTAGCCTGTATAATCCCGCAACAGGATCTGGCGCCGGCCATATTGCGTATAATCCTGATGACTATACATCAAGCGATGCACAGCGAGCCGCTATTACGGACTATATCCGTATGCGCCTAGGTGATGGCATTGTTGATGTTGAACTAGACAAAGAACACTATGAAATGGGAATTAATCAAGCCCTGATCAAGTACCGTCAAAAAGCACAAAACTCAGTTGAAGAAAGCTATGCCACACTTCAACTATTACCCGAAACACAAGAATACATACTGCCAAAAGAAGTACAGCAAGTACGTCAAATTTTCCGCCGTGGTATTGGATCAGTAACAGGAACAACTGCTAGCCAGTTTGAGCCATTTGCATCGGGCTACTTAAACACTTATATGTTGGTAGCAGGTCGTGTTGGTGGTTTAACCAACTACGAACTATTCGTTGACTATCAAAAATTAGCAATGAAAATGTTTGGTGGTTTTATGAACTTTACATTTAATCCAGTTACTAAGAAACTAACCATTGTTCGTAAAATGCCTTGGCAAGGTCTTAACCCAGATATGAGCCAGCAGGAATCAGTACTGCTTTGGATTTTTAATACCAAACCAGATCAAATGATCCTAAATGACCCACAGAGCTTTCCGTGGGTACAAGAATATGCTTACAGCTTCTGTAAACGTATCCTAGGTGAAGCACGTGAAAAGTTTGCTCAAATTGCAGGTCCACAAGGCGGTACTACTCTAAATGGTGCAAGCCTAAAGTCCGAAGCGGCTGCCGAAATGGAAAAGCTCGAAGACGATCTAAAGATGTACGTAGATGGAAGTCAACCGTTAACTTGGTTAATGGGATAGTTGACGAATACCAAAAAGTATGTAAAAATGCTCCTAATAACTGGAGCATTTTTTATGATCATTGGCGTATGCGGTTTTATTGGAAGCGGTAAAGATACAGTAGCAGACTACTTGGTAAACTTTCACGAGTTTAGACGGGACAGTTTTGCCGCTACACTCAAGGACGCAGTCAGCGCAGTATTTGGCTGGGACAGAGAACTACTAGAAGGACGTACTAAAGAAGCACGTGCTTGGCGCGAGCAAGTAGATCCTTGGTGGGCAGAACGCATGGGTATGCCTGATCTAACTCCACGTTGGGTACTACAATACTGGGGTACAGAAGTTGCTCGCAAGAGTTTTCACGATGATATTTGGATTGCTAGTTTAGAAAACAAAATACGCCAGAGTAAAGACAACATCGTTATTAGCGATTGCCGTTTCCCTAACGAAATTAAATCAATTAAAGCCTCGGGCGGCAAAGTTATTTGGGTACAGCGTGGCGAATTACCTGACTGGTATACTACAGCAATTTTAGATAATAATACCACTGGTAACTATGCTCGTGAAAACATGGAAAAGAAACAGATAGGTATGAAGTATCAATACCCTAATATCCATGTGAGTGAATGGGCCTGGGTAGGTACCAAGTTTGATCACGAAATTGTCAACGACGGAACCATTGAAGAA